TAGCTATATAATCTTCTCTAGTAATCATTCTGTTCTGAGCTGCAAAATTAGCCATGGCATTTTGCCGTATTGATTCTAAATCTTGTTTAGTTTTTCCTCCGGTTGCTGGTTCTGGATTATTAGCCGCCACCGTTGATTTTACAAAATCTAAATTTACATCCGCTGTATTTGTACTATTATAACCAATAACAGTAATTAAATTTAATGTATTTGCCGATACGTTTTCTGCTATACTACCACCTACAGTATATCTAACTGTCAATGTTTCGTTATTAGGCGCTAATCCATATGTACTAGTTCTTAAGAAATTTGTAGGATCGACATCTAATGTAGTACTTCGTTTTAAATATTCTAATCCCATACCTACATTTTTTGGATTTGGGATTAACTCTTCATCTGAATCAGAACTAACACCGGCTCCGAATTGAATATCAATTTGCTGGTCGTTACGTACTCGTGTAACATACCTCCTAGGAGTTCGTTTTAGTTTTAAAATATACGGTACAGTACTTCTAAACTCTGACATTTCAGCGTCGTTAAATGGTATATTAGCTATAGAATCAAATATAGTATCTTGTGCTAAATAATTTACTTGAGACCATTCATCACCGGTACTACTTATAACATCGATAATATCTAATACATTAGTATCAGGTAAAGTTATTTTATCATAAGCTTTTGGCGTACCAAATTGATATATCTCAGTTTTAATTTCTCCAGATTTAGCAGCTACTTGTTTTTTCAATAAATAAAATTCAATATTTCCGCTGGAATCGGTTGAGTATACAGATGCTTCACGAGGATCGGTTGTTGTATTAACACGAAAATCGACTGATGCTACTGTAACAAAATTCACACCTGATTCTGTCTGTATTTGTACATTTTCTTGAATTGATAATGCATAATCAAAATCTGATTCTGTTGCATTACCACTGCCTTTTGCTGGTACTAATTGAAAAATATCCATTACGACGGTTGCGGGTGTATTTAACTTGACTTGGTATCCAAATAATTGAGCTAGGTTCAATACATTAGCATTTTCTTGCGCGGCATTAAGTACAGTTTCGCGAAAAGATTGATCAGTATAATAAGATAATACATCTCCTACATATGATGACATTTCTATAAACATCATACCTGGTGAAGTTTCATTAAAATCGTTATATGTATTAGGAAAATATTGTCTTGTAAAATTTATTAAATTCTGCCTGAATTGAGCAAAATCTTTATTTAAGTATTTAACGTCTTTTTTAATTGATTCCATTTATAATATCCTTAATAATTAAATTCTCCGACTTGTACTAAATCTAATGGAATATCAACATCTGATAATAAAAGTTCATTTTCATTGGCCAAGATTATTATAACACGTTCTGCTTTTGAATTTGCTACTGTAAATCTTAGTCGTATTGATATTGCATAATTAGCAACATCAGGAATTATATCAACCGTATTTAATTTAATATATGGCAACCAAGTTTTTATAGACTCTTCTATAGATATCTGCAATTCTTCTCGTACAAATTCAGTATTATTTTCAAATACTACATCTTGTATCTTTGTTCCGAAAGTAGGTTGCATATAACGCTCACCATACCTAGTCATTAATAAATTTTTAAAATTTGATAATGCTTGTTCTTCTGTTGTATACGATTGATTAAAAACAGAACCTCCAGATAAAGATCCAGATGTATAATTTTGTTGATCATTACGACCATCGGTTGCTTTATTAAATGGCAATGTAATACCTACTGCCCGATCCGGGTTCGATCTATTTGGTTCATATCGATATATAGGTCTTCCTTGTGCCACTATTTACCTTTTTTCTTGTCTATTGCTTTCATTAATGCAGAATAATCTTTTGTCATTGCATTAACCGTTGCTGCTACTTGCCCGTTATTAGTATTAACTGGCCTACCTTGCAGATCAGTCACCGGTGCTACAGCTGGGCTACCTGGATTCCCACCAAATGCTTGAGCCATTTCACTTTTAAAATTCATTGTTGACCATTCTGAATTTTCTTTTAACGATGTAGTATCATTCAAAATATCATTTAACATGGCATTATCTGAATATTTCTTTCTAGTTTTTTTGACTGGTTTTTGTTCTGCCATATCATGTAATTGCATACCATGTTGTATAGCTGATGTATGAGAAACCTTATCCTCAGTCAGCATTTGTCGCAATTCAGTCCGAACTGCTTTTGTAACTTCTTCACGAATTATCTTACGAAGAACAGTTGTAAATTTTTTAGTGTCCATATAGTTTTTCCGTTTTATATAAATATGGAACACATTGAATTAGACCAATTTTAAAATGATTAGTTAAAATGGGAATTTTTTTGTATTTGGTAATGGCGGTTTTAATGGCGGTGGTGCATATGGCGGAATAATTTGTTTTGATGCATCAAACCATGTCATGCCTCCGCTAGCCTGGCCTTTAACCATGTCATCAAGTTTTGTATTAATATTGAGATTGTTCCCGGAATAATGTCTATATTCTGATTTAGTCGGTGCATTACCACGTTCAAATGGCGTACCGCTTCGACCTAACTTTCCTTTTTTAAACAATATTTTATCACCGTGATATTTCCATTTATTGGTTAAGGTAGCTGGGAAGCCACTACCTTTTTCTGCAACAATAAATGGCGGAGCCGGGCCTCCGATAAATGTAGTACCACCTTTATCTAAAATACCAGCCATTCCCGGAACAACCATCGGTGTCCCATTTTTATCTAATTTAGGTGGTGCTGTAGCTTTACCAATAGCATCTTCTAAATTTTTAGCATTAGGAAATGCTTCCATTACTCGCAGACCCCAATATTGTTTATTCATAGCAGGTAACGTGATACCTCCATTTCCAGGCAATCCATTAACTGCCTTATGAGGGCCTGGTGTATCCGGTGTGTTAATAGCCGTTACAAGTCCTGTTGGTATAATATATTTATATTTTAACTTATGCAAACCAGCTTGTCTCAACATTGGATCAGCTGACCTTTCATCCGAAGTTCCATTCCCTTCATATTCGGTCCATGGACCCCAAGTTCTCGGATCAGTTGCTGTTCTGGCATTAGTACCGGTACCTCTATCTTCTTTTATAAATTTCATGTAACTGCGTACTTCTTCAGCTCCGTCACCGAATGCAATACCTGTACTATTTGTTCCACCGCTCCATACTCCACCTTTATCTTTCCCGGGACCGAATACAATATATCTTTCTGAATTGTTTTTCCATTCTCTTACTTTAAGATCACCATCCATTTCTGCAGCGCCATATGCTGGATCTATAATAGGCTTGTTAAATTGAGGATTAGCCAATCCGCCGGCTGTTGCACGTTTAGTCAATCCATTTCCGTTACGGTCTAAATTATATATTGGCGACGGCGGCTTACCAATTAATACTGGTGTTGCCGGTTCGCCTTCATTTTCAGGTGGTATTGTGATTTGTTTCCCATCAATAGGCAATCCCGAAGGTCCTTCTTCACCAGTTACATTTTTAACATTTGTACGAAATTGGCTATACGATCCACCTAATGCTAGTTTGATAGCTGGTTGATAAAAATCATCATCTATTAAAAATTCATTTTTATCTAAGTTTGCAGCATCTTCTTTTACAACACCAACTTCTTCTTTATTACCTTTATCATCAATCTCAACTTTAGTACCAGTTTCAACAAATTGTTTATTTGTATTAAATTCGCCAATAACATATCCCGGTGCTCCTTTTCTAATTGTTTTACCGCCTTCTTGAATTTCAACATTACCCGGGGCATTCTTATGTGGTTTACAAAAAGGCATGAATTCTGGAAATGGCCGATTTTTCATTTTATCTAATACAATTGCTGGTAACGGAACGCCTTCACATCCAAATTGAGCTTTCTGATAAAATTTGGCATACTTTTCAGTAATTTTTGCAGCTAATTTTTTTGGCTTAGCTCCTGGTATTGTTTTGACATTTTCATTTTTATCACCGAGCTCACACGCAGAATCGTAATTAGCTTTAAACCAATCTAAAATAAGTTTAAATGTATCCTTTTCCCATCCACGTGGTTCTATAAGTACAGGTGTTTGATCAGGAGTAAATCCGGTGATTGGTAGTCCAGTACCTCCAGGATTTGATGCTCCAGGTTTTGCTTTGAACAATGGTATAGATTTACCTACTCTATCTACAGCAAAACGATTAGTCATTTCTGTTGCAATTACAGTCCAAACATCTAACGCAGATTGAGGATATTCTTTTGGCTTCCGGCCTCCTGGACTTTTACTGAACATCACACCGTCGTCGTAACAAACGGCATTACGTAACATATAATCATGCAAACCTTTATCAAGTTTCATTTTAGCTATAGCTTTGCGTTTAGTACTTGTCTTCGCAGCTGACTTTAAAGCTTTTGATAATTGTTTATGAAATGTTGAACCATATTTATCTACTGCCATAATCTATTTGCTTTTATGTTGTGCCTTTTCAGACCCAGATCTTCTCATTTTATTAAATTCCTGATTAATATTATTAATAGCATCTCGTCGTTTAGATACTCCTTTTAGGAAGTTATCACAACCAGTCATAATCGTATCATAATTTGTTTTATATGCATTTAAACACGGTCCGGTAGGACCAACACCCGTCGGGAATTGTACTTTGCTATTAATATCCGCTAACTCCTTTATTCCATTACCTAAATCATATAGATGAGTAGTCATAATTTCTACCTGTTTCATTATTTCTTCCACCAATCCCATAGTAGAATCCATTTCTATTCTCCAATGTTCAGTACCTATTTTAACATCTTTCAATGCACACATCAATATACTGTCATATTGGGCATCAAGCG